GTCTATTCATCTTATACAACTGGCCTAGTTTTCCACCTGAGTTACCAATTGCTTTACCGATACCTAAACCAAGTTCGGTCACGTTTTGCACAGGGGTGTATCTGTGTGCGGTGTTTTCTTCCAAGCCATCCATTCAAATGCTCTGCTAACGTGTGGAGTACGGTCTACAAAAGCAAAAACCCCATAATTCACTCTGTGGTCTTGGCTCTTGGCGAGAGCAACAGCAAGGCGATTGAAAGTAGTCAAAAGACTCGCTTGCTATACGACAAGACCACACAATAAACTATGGGGTTCATCGACACTTTCAATTACCTAGATGCCACTCTAGACAATTTCATTATAACCTAATTTAACAATTAATAAACCATTCAGGATGCAATATTTGTAATTGCCAAATTCTAGCCTGGGGAATATCTTTCCATTGGCTTATTGCCGCCTGAGAGATGCCTAGTATCTTGGCAAGCTCAATTTGTGAGCCTGCTAGTTGAATTGCTTTATTTTTGTCCATGTGTCTATTATAAGCCACATTATAACCAAGTAAAGTATAAGGTCATTATTTTTATTGCTTGCGTTGTATTTATAAGAAGGCTTATACTTAATCCCATGCCGTAGCACATAGCAAGCGGTCTTTTAAGGAGTCGTAATGACTAGAGAAGAAGCAAACTTGATACTGGATCAAGTCAGAGCTGGGATTATCCATCCTGCTTACATCATCAACTTGGCGTTGACAATTACAGGGGATTTAACATGAAACGTTATCCTCGCACACTTAACGAAGCCTTTCCACAAACTATGGAATATGGCGCAGCAATTACCAAACCCTACAAACAATTCACAGCATCAGACATTGCAATTACTTTAGTTAGTATTGTAGGTTTTGTTGTTTTATTGTTAGACCTTTTCTTTTGGAGGGCAGTATGAACGAATTTAAATTAATTGTTACTGCGTGTGAAGACGCAATGGCCAAGTATGGTCAACAAAGCAATTTGGCTTTCCAAGTAGGTTATTACAAATCACAAACCGAGCGTTTGTGTGCTGAAGTGGAATTTTTAAAGCAAGAGTTGGAATCAACAATCGAACAAATCAAAGACGTTATGAAAGATTTAGCATGAAAGAAATAGCAACAGCTTTGGTAAAAGCACAAAAGGCATTTAATCCCGCTTTAAAGCAGTCTGTAAACCCTCATTTCAAAAGCCGATACGTTGACCTAGCTGGGTGCGTTGAGGCGGTTATAGACGCATTAAACGACAACGGCATTTATTTGTTACAAAAAACTTATGACTGCGAAAACGGCATTATTTTAGAAACCATCTTTATCCACGAAAGCGGAGAATCCCTTGAATGTGGTTTATTGCACTTTCCAGCTATTAAACATGATCCACAGGGTTACGCTAGTGCTTTGACATACGCCAGGCGGTATAGCCTTATGGCTGCTTGCGGTATAGCTCCTGAAGACGATGACGGCAACCAAGCATCAAAGCCAAAACCCAATTTACCAGTTAAAAGCCATGTAGAGCCTGAAAAACTTGGTTTATTGATTGACAAGATGAGAACGTGTGAAACAAAAGAGCAATTGTTTGCTAGTTATAAGATTGCATTACAAGCTTGTCATTCTGAAAAAGAATGGGAAACAATGGTCATTAAAGTCAAAGACGAACTAAAGGGGTTAATAAATGGATGATGTATTAGATGACATACCTTGCCCAGTTTGCGATCTAGGCGAATTGGAAATAACAGAAACCCGTAAACATTTGCATTGTGCTATTTGCGGACATTATCAACTTATACCGAAAGATGACGATGATTTCTAAAAAAACTATTGTTGAGATTGCAATTGATGCAGGCTTTCACAAGTATTCTGTTGATATGAATGTTGATAACTTTATATATTTTGCTGGAATGATTGCCGAATTGGAAAGGGAAGAATGTGCGGAAATCTGTATCAATGAAGATGACTTCAAGACGCAGATTTGTGCTTTAAAGATATTAACTAGGGGTTTGGAATGATAGAACAACGCACCGAAGAATGGTTTAAACAACGTTTGGGCAAAGTTACAGCATCAGCTATAACAAACGTCATAGCCAAGACAAAAACAGGACCTAGCGCATCTAGAGAGAACTACAGCACCCAATTGACTTTAGAACGGTTAACTGGGCAGCAGGCAGAGTTTTATACTAATGCAGCAATGGAGTGGGGTACAGCTACTGAGCCACAAGCTAGACAGCACTACGAGATATACAGAGATGTATTTGTGGATGAGGTGGGTTTTATTACTCACCCAACAATTGAGATGGCGGGTGCAAGTCCTGATGGGTTTGTAGGGGAAGACGGGCTAGTAGAAATCAAATGCCCTGAAAGTAAAACACAAATGGAGACCCTGCTCAATCAGAAAGTGCCCACTAAGTATATGCCACAAATGCAATGGCAATTAGCGTGTACTGGTAGAAAGTGGTGCGATTTTGTCAGTTTTGATCCGAGAATGCCTGAAAATCTACAAATTTTTGTGCAAAGGGTCGAAAGAAACGATTTATACATCAAGATGTTGGAAGAAGAAGTAACGCTGTTTTTAGCAGAAATTGACGAAAAAGTTAAAATTTTAAGGAATATAAAATGAGCAAGATATTAAAAGAAATCAAAGTAATTACAGGCACTTATACAGATAAGAATGGCCAAAAGAAGAATCGTTACTCAAGAATTGGGTCTGTGATTGACACATCCAAGGGTCCAATGTTAAAAATAGACAGCATTCCACTTAAAGAGGGCGGCTGGGATGGTTGGGCATACATGAACGAGCCGTATGACGATGGCGGTGTACCCAATCCACAGGCTAGTCGTGCGCCAAGAGTGGGTAATTTTGACAACATGGCAGACGATATACCTTTTTAAGGATAAATCATGCCATTTCAAATGCCACTAAGGTTTGATGGGGACGATTACTTACCAAAACGTGATGATGTCAGGTTAACTGGCCAACTTTTACGGGTTTGGAATGCAGTTTGCGATCAAAATTGGTATTCATTAAAAGAAATAGCTGACAAAACAGGTGACCCCGAGGCAAGCATTAGTGCCCAATTAAGGCATTTAAGAAAACCACGCTTTGGGGCGCATTTGGTGGAAAGATTGCACATAACAAGGGGTTTTTACAAATACAGACTTACGCCCAAAGTTAAAGATTTGAACTAATTTGAATTTGTGCTATAGTTAAAATACTGCCAAAAGGTAGTGTTTTTTGCAAAGAAACAAAGGAATTTATCATGGGTTATGGAAATATGGAAAAAATGCCAAAAGGTGTAAAGTCTTCTGACAGCACTGGCGAAAAGAAAGTTGGCGCATCAATGGTTGACAAAGAAGTTATGCGTCCTGGTATGTCAGGCGAGAAAATCCCTAAGGGTGCATTGTCTAGCGACACAAGCGGAGAGCGTAAAATGCCTATCGCTGGTGGTGTAGGCATGGGCAAGATGGACGGGATTGGATCACGTGACAGCTCACACATGGGCAAGCACGATGGACGCATGGGTGAAATGAAAGGTGGTTCTTCAGAAAAGAGCTGCTACGATCACGAGCGTTCAGAGTACAGATAAAAGCGAAATGCCGCCAAGGAGCATCAAGGCGGCACTTCTAATCACAACAACTAAGTGGAGTTGATATGACTGTTTCCAATTGTAGTGCTTGTTCGTACTATATAGGCGGTAATTTAGGGGTATGCAGACGCTATCCTTATTACCAAAACCGTAGCATGAATGAATGGTGCGGAGAATTTGCAGAGAAAGCCATTTTGCCCGAGGTTAACCCCTTGGGCGTTTTTTCCAATGGTGAAGCTACACCTGCCAAACGTGGAAGGCCACGCAAATGATTAAGCCATTAAGAGACAAGATATTTGTAAGACCTGAAAAGCGCATTCAGTCCACGTTGTACATTCAAAGTGCAGAAGCTGACACCGTAGGGTATGTTACGGCAGTTGGAGATGAAGCAGCAGAAGAAGGGCTAAAGGTAGGCGATAAAGTTTACTTTGGTACACTAGCCAAAGATTACAAAGATGAATACTTAAAGTATACTAATTTCAAGAATGACGATGAAAACATGATTGTCATGAGTTGGCAAGATGTATGTTTTATTGAGGAGACTGAATAATGGCAACAGGTTTGTACGCTAATATTCACGCTAAACAAGAACGCATCAAGCGTGAAAAAGCAGAGGGTAAAAAAGTAGAAAAGATGAGAAAGCCTGGCACAAAGGGCGCACCTACTGCTGAGGCATTTAAACAATCTGCTAAAACGGCAAAGAAATGAAAAAGCACGACAAGCCTATAGAGCACAAAACCACGGGTAAGGGTAAGACTTACAACCCTACGGACAAAGGTGCTGGAATGACCGCCAAGGGGCGTGCTGAGTACAACGCCAAGAATGGTAGCCATTTGAAAGCACCAGCTCCTAATCCCAAGACCGAGAAAGATAAAGGGCGCAAGGCTAGTTTTTGTGCTCGCATGGAAGGTGTAGTCAAAAACGCTAAAGGTCCTGCTGAAAGGGCTAAAGCATCATTAAAGAACTGGAACTGTTAATGCCACTTATTAAATCAACATCACCAAAAGCATTTAAAGAAAACATTAAAGCTGAGATAAAAGCGGGTAAGCCAGTAAAGCAAGCCGTGGCCATCGCCTATGCTGAAAAGAACGCAGCAAAAAAAGCAAAAGATAAAAAGAAATGACTGAAGACACTAAACCTGTAGGCAGACCAACACTATATGACCCAGCGTATTGCGATGAGGTCAGGAAATTGGGCGCTTTAGGGAAAAGTGTAGAACAAATTAGTACATATTTGGGTGTGTCATTAAGAACAATGTACACATGGAGAGATAATTATCCTGAATTTTTGCACGCCTTGGATGACGCTAAGATTTCAGAGCAAACTTGGTGGGAAGATCAAGCTCAAGCGTATATGCTAGAGAACAAAGACAGTCCTAGATTGAACGCTAGTATTTGGTCAAGATCG